GCATTAAGTGTTCGTGCTTATATTACACACGGAGTACTTACAGGCGAAGCAATTAAACGTATAGAGAAGAGTGTACTTGAAGAACTTGTAGTCACAGACAGCATCAACACTCGGGACATTACTAAATTAAAGAAAGTCCGTGAAGTAAGTGTTGGCACGTTGTTTGGTGAAGCTATCCGTAGAGTAACTAATGAAGAAAGCGTTAGCTCACTTTTTAATTAAACTTGTGGAGATTCCATACCCTTGGCTGCTTTTTTAAGGTGCATCTCATACTGATCAATTGAGTGATCTGAAAAGTTGTCAAGTTTACCTTGTTTAATACCTTTCCACATGCCACGGAATCGATCTTTAGTTCTTTGCCATCCATGCACGTTTCGTATGTTACCCCAGGTGTTTAAGTAATGCTCAGTTCCGTGATGTCTATAACCCATAACGGTCAGCGGCACCCTAGTAACAACATCGTTATTGTTTACCCAGCGGTGATGCGTGACACCTAAAGACTTACAATAACCTGCCCACCCAACTCTTGGACAGCCGTATGTATACAGTTCGACTGGACTAGGAAGTGTATCTAATAAAGTACACCTTGATGACATAATAACTGCCATAGCTGCACCTAGTGAATGACCGCAAAACCAAACAGCTTTCTTGGCGTTTGCCTTTAACTGTAAGTCTTTAGCAATCATAGGCCAAAGGTCATCAACTTCTGTTTTAAATCCATTATGTACCCTAGACACTGTCTCAGCAACAACTGGATATGCTTTTAGATCTGCTTCTATATCGCTAAACTGTGTTGGCTGTGTGCCGCGACATGCAATTACAAGATCGATCTTGTTTTTGAAAAGATAAGCTTGGGCGCCTTCCTTATCATAAAATTTAATTGTGGTAAACCCCAACTTTTTCGCTTGACTTGTAGCAGACTTTGTGTTATAATAAGCATACTTAGAGAGTCTCGCAAACAAAAGGGCACGTTCATTCAATGGCAAATCTAGAATACCAGTCATTTTTCCTCCTTACGACGATGGTAACAAACCGAAGTGTTCGCTACAGTAATATTTATACTCCAAACCTTATAAATACACGTAAGGAAGTGCGAGAGAGAATATGAAAAAACGTACCAGATCAATTTTAGACGAACTAAACCAAGTCCATGGTAACCGTGACAACGACTTGTTTATCGATTCTACAGCTAATAACATTATTGAAAGTGCTATTAATCTGTTAAGTCGAGTTCACAGCCATTATGATGTAGAAACTGCATCTGAGTTAGAGCGCCGATTTATTAATAGTATTAAATCAGGCGATCCTCGTAAGTTCCGAAGAAGCATACAACGAATCCGTGAAGGAAAGCAGAATGACAATACTTAACGAAGGTGGTAATATCTTCCAAGGTACAGCTGAGTTCGATCAGAAAATTATTCCTGACATGATGAAGCAAATTAATAAAGTTATGAAAGTAACAGGAGCAAAGGCTTTGCCTATTGGCTCAGGTGCAACACCGACAGCGGGCAAACTAAGCGGTGACTTAGATATGATTGTTGACGCTGGCATAGTACTAAAGCATTTCAAATCACCTGATGTCAAAACTGCTAAAATTGAATTAGAAAAGATATTCCAAGCCGCAGGCTTTGAAACAAAGAAGTCAGGACAGATTGTACACGTTAAAACTAACATAGGTGGCACTGGACAGCAAGTTGATATTATGGTTGTCGACAACGGTGAAACTGCACAAAAGTTTCATGTACATGATATTCCAAAGAACTCGCCCTACAAAGGTGTACATAAGCAAATGGCGATAGCTGCACTATCTAAGTCAACGACTACTCCTGAACATACAGATGGATTCAAGTGGAGCCCTTACAAAGGACTAGTAGATAGGACAACTAACGAACTAGTATCTAGTAACTTAGATGAAGTTGCTAAGATATTAATAGGTCCTAATGCAAAAGCAGCAGACTTAGGATCAGTTGAAAGTATTGTTAAAGCAATGGGTTCAAAAGGAAATGAGTTCCTAGCAAACATGGAACAGAACAATGCATGGGTATCTAAGAAGATTCCAGTAACGCCAGTTGAAACACTAGAAGATAAACAACTTAGACGAATTAAAGAATTACTTGCACAATGAGATATACAGAGTTTAACATAGTAACTGAAGCATTCAAGGGACGTGAGTACAATCACCTAGAAGACCTAGTAACTGTTAAAGGTTCCAAAGGAGCATTAGAAGCTGCAGATATCTTAGATGGTATGGGTAGTGACTCAGGCGATGTTGCTATTAAGTGGGACGGCAATCCAACATTTTATTGGGGTCGTGAACCTGATGGTACATTTGTGTGTGTAGGAAAGAACGGATGGGGAAGACAAAAATCAACAACATCCGATGACCTATCTAAGTTTATCCTAGGAACAGGTAAAGGCGAAGACTGGCGCAAGGACTTTGCAGGAGATATGGCAAGCGTTTTTGAACTTATGAAAGCAGCTACACCTCCGAGCTTTAAAGGTTATGCGTATGGTGACTTACTTTATACTCCACGCAAGTCTTACACTAGCAAAGATAACGCAGTAGAATTTACTCCTAACAAAGTCAAATACACAGTGACTAAGAAAAGCGAACTTGGGCAACGCATAGCGGCCTCACAAGTTGGTGTCGTAGCACATACTACATATGATAGCTTTGGGAGTAAAGAAAGTACGCCTATTAAAGATGTAAGTCTTTTTAATAACCAAGACGTTGTAGTGTTAGGACAAACATATGTAACACATCAACCTAATGTTGATACGAAAGATACAGATGCAATTCGAAAGAAAGCTAATGCTAACGCACAAGTAATTGATCAATTCTTTGCTGGAGCTAAAGGATTAAGCAGTCCGGCTAACATCATTTATACATATGTTAATCATATGACACGTACACAACAGTTAAAGAATATTGAGAATGGATTTTTTGATTGGCTAGCTACGTCAAAGATAAGTAAAGGACAGCAAGCAACACTTGCTTCAATAAACGAAACAAACCCAAAAGCATTACCGGCAATATTTGGACTTATTAAAACAATAATGATTGTTAAGGACAATATTATAGACCAACTAGACTCAGCTGATGCTGATGTTAAAGCAACCACTGGCGGTGAAAAAGGTGGTGAAGGTTATGTCGCACAGAAATCTAAAATCAAACTTGTACCTCGTACGAGATGGCAACCAAACTAATAGGAGTTAGTATTATGAAAGTTAATGAAATTACAGAAGGGTATTACGATGCATCGCCTTTTGCCCAGAAGATGGCAAAGTATGGTCGTACCTTACAGCAAATAGGCCAAGGAACTGGCGAACATGGCAGTTTAAAAAAGCAAAAAGGTGAAGATGATAAAGCCTATGATGCAAGACTAAGCAATATGAATAAGATGGGATCTGTTGGTGCAGCACTAACTTCCATTGGCTCTAGCTTTGGTATTAAAGATCCATCAGAAGCCGGACCAGGCACTCCAAAAGAGAAGTTAGCTAAAATGTTTGCTGACATCGAACAAGCTTCAGGAGCAAGCAAAGCTGAAATCATGAAAATGATTCAACAAGCAGAAGCTAAAGGTGATATGAAATCTAATGTTCCAGACCCTGAGCCACAAAATGATGAGCCAGAAGATGAGCCAGATGATGTAGCTCCAAGCGATGATGAAATTGATCGCGATGCAAAAGACTTTGCAAGAGGCCAGTAAATTTAATGACTGAAAAGTACACAGCAAGTGAATGGGCGACTATGGAAGGTGGACACAGTTTAGATACTATGCCACAGGCTCCAAAGGCGTTTGCATTTATTAAAGACTTACATGAGTCACGCATGACTAAGGATAATGGTAATTCTAAGAAACTTACCTATTCTGATTGTTGTGAGCGGTTGTACTTGACGTTGTTAATACTAGAAACTATGCGTCACTTTCCAGACTTCCAAAAAAGTGTGCAAAAGTATGCAAAGTCTACTATAGGATTTGAAACTTATAAGTTTTATCGCATAATGGGTTCAGACTTATATAACTTTATATATTTTATAGTAGGTGGCGACTCAGCTCAAGCTAAGTTAAAAGATCCTGAAGCAGCTAAAATACTTAAAGCTACTACTAGAGTACCTGTTAACGATCTTAATAGGTACATACGTGCATTAGCATCAGGCTCAACAACTATTAAACAATACAATCCCAGTTCATTATTCTTAAAACTAGAAAGTGCTTTAAAGATTACTAACTCCGATTACAAAGCAGTTCGTAGAAGTATAATGAATTGGGATAAAGAAACTAGATCAGAGAAACGTCTAGTAGCTACCCGTTTAATATTTGCGGCAAGAGCTAAACTACGAAGTTCAGATCTTATTAGTGACTTCGAGCAGTGGGCTTCTATAAAAAATATGGAAGTTGCTAGTGTTACTGATCCGGAACCAACTTCATCAAAGCCTGACTTAGCAGGCTCGTCAAAGAACTTAGCATTGTATAGGTATCTAGTTGGTTCTAAAAATTTAGCACTTACAAAACGCTTCTTACAGCAGGCAAGTGATGGACAAGCAGTTAGCAGTGGAATGGTACAAGCATACATGCCAGCTATTGAAATGATAGATGATATCGTGCAAGCAGGTCCTGCATATGTAAATAATCTACGTGCATTGCATAAACGAGCCAAAAAGAGCTAACATTCTAACATTTTTCTTATTAATTGATAAATAAAAGTATACAAAGAAGGAGAGGCCTTCTTTAGCTATTAGAATATAGGAGATTATAAAATGGCACAAGTATCAAAAGCAAATCCAACCGTAGCAAATACAGGTAGATCAATGGCCGGCAAAACAATGCACGGCTTAACAGTTGACATTGCATTACATGCAATTTCAATGGTAAACGAATTAGGACCAAATGGTGTAGTACAAGATATCATTTCTACTGTTTCACGCACAGCAACAGTCCTTGCTTACTCAGCAGTAAGAACAGACGGCGCAAATGCTGGTCAGTTAGTTGATATATGGGTAGAAGGTGACTTTCCAACTACAACATATGACGGCACAAACGCTGAAACATTAGCAGCTTTTCTACAAAGCGAAATTCGTTTAAAGACAACTTCCGGTATTAGAACAGCAGATGACATTGCAGTATCAGGCGAATCAGCTAACGCAGCTGGATCAAACTTGAACGCAACAACAGTTGTAGACTTAGGTATCTATCCAGCTAACGGTTAATAACTAAAAGATTCTAACTACCTTAGAACCGTGATGTTGCAAGGCGTCACACTAAAGAGTCACTTTTTAAGTGGCTCTTTTTTTATGACTGTAAATACAGTATGGATACGTTTAGAATAACAACATTAATAGATATTACCGAAACAGGTGCCCGTAGAGCTGACGATCCATTTGGATACAGACAACAACAAAACTTCCTAACTGTACTACAGACAATAGGGTTAAGAACAAATATAGAATACCATAATAGTCCAAAAATAGTTACTGGCACAACTAAAGAAAAAGAGTTAGGCAATACATATACAGGCGAACAAACAATTTGGCAGTTTGATTTTGATATTGTAGCTGAAGGATCATTAACAGTAGACATGTTAAACAGTGATTTTAATTTAATACCAATTATTACAGATTTAGCAGAAACAGCTAAATTTAAAAACAATGTTTTTTCTACCCAGAATAGCAAGATATCTAATATTAATTTCACACTATTGGATAAATAATATGTAGGCTTAAAAACCTACCAGGCATCTATAAACACACTATTAAGGCTAACCACAACAGTTTACTTAATTATCTTACGGAGCGTAAGAAACACACGGAGTTTAAAGATGGCTACTGCCACAGAATTAGAAAAAGAAAATCTAGAAGCACACGTTGATTTATGTCAACAGCGTTATGAGAATCTAGAAAATCGTTTAACAAAGATAGAAACAAAAGTAGACAGCATTCATAAAGATGTTGTTGAAGGCCAAAAGAGTATGACTAAGGTCCTCATTGGCGCTGCTGGCACAATCGTAGCTGGCTTATTATCCACAATCATAGTTCTAGTAATGAACTTGTAAAACACGCTAAATAACTATATGTTATTACGCGAACTCACATCACCTAAAGATACCGTTGAAGACTTAGAAGAAGGTCCTACTTGGGCACGTTCTGGTAAGAAAGTAGTACGTAAGTACAGATGCTCAGGTGGCCCACGTAAGAATAGAATTGTATCTCAACTAAAGCAATGCTTTGCTCCACCTAACGTTAAAAAGCGTATGCAAATGAAACGTATGAAAGCTAGACTTGGTGCTAGAATAACTAGAAAAGCAAAGAGAACTAAGCGTATTAATCCAGCTTCAATTAGAGTACAGCGGTTGAATAAAGCTAGCAGTAAGAGGTAGAGGTTAATATGTTATTACGAGAATTAACTTTAGATGAATGGGTGTGTGGCAATTGCTATGCAGAGCCTTGTCAATGTAGTGTAGACGAAGGCGCAACACCCATATTCGGTAAGACTGGTAACAAGGTTGTGCGTAAATACAGATGTACAAGCGGGTCACGTAAAGGCCGTATTGTTGCAAAGCCAACGACATGTTCAGCAGCTAAGAACATGAAAGCCTCGAATACAATGAAAAAGACTAGGCGCAGTAAAGGCGCCACAGTAAATATTAAAGCTAACAGAACTAAGCGTACTAGCCCAGCAAGTCAAAAGCTAACAAGATTAAATGTTGGTTCAAGAAGAAGACTTACACCTAAGAAGAGACGCGGAGCAAAAGGAAAAAGATAATGAAAATGTCAGATATTATAAATGAAATGGACACTGTACTTCAAATTGAAAAAGACGATGACAATGAAACTATCTTAGTTGATCCTAAAACAAAGATCCAGACAGTAGTCCCAAAAGATCCTAGTAAACCAGGTGCCATTGCAAAAGACGAACGTGGCAACTTAACACTAGACACAAAAACAAAAGGTACAGTTGATCGCGGCATCAAGCCAGGCGACAATGTAACTGTAAAAAACATATGAAGGTAAGCGACCTGTTCTCCAATCTTAAGATCTTTGTTACGAACGAAGAAAAATCTCTATTGGAAACATTAGGCAATGAGCCGCTACCACTATCATCATTCACAGAACACGATCAAGTCATTATTAACAACCTGATACGTAAGAGCGTTATAAGTAAGAGTATAGCAAACAATAGTTCTGTAATGGTGGCAAAGAATGATTTCTAACAATCTATTAACTGACCTCGAAGACATTGTAAATGAAGGACTTAAAGATAGTTCTATTCCTTATGCTAAAGGAAATAGTATTAGAATTAAACAATACGTAGTTAGAGAAAGCAAGGTAGGATTTTTAGTGTATGATAGTAGTACAAACAAGCAAATACATAGAACACAGTTTAAATCTGTAGCAGTTGCTATAGCTAAGAATCTTGCAGAGAAGAAGAATCGATTAGATAAAATACTAGATATTGAAAGTAATCTAGCCAAACACTATAACGATGCAGTCTTCTACAAGAATATGATAAGAAAAAGTAAATGTGAGCAAGCGAAACAGTCTAGAGAAACTAGACTGGAAATATCTTTAGTAGAAGCACAGCGTATACGAGATAAATTAGATCAGTATATATACGCCTAAATGATAAATATACATATAACGGATAGTCAAGGAACACTAAAATGAACATTAGAGAATTTACAAGACCCGCAAACTCCAAGAAGTTAAACGAAAGTTTAGCAAAGAAGTTTGGGGCAAAAATTGATGTAGATAAGTTTACAACTGAACAGTTACAAGACGTTCGCAATAAAATTCGAACTGCACTCAGTCAAACCGAAACAAACGAAGCGTTCGACGCAGTACAAGACAAAGGCTACCAAAAAAATAAGTTATTCCTTGACGTATTAAATACAGCCATTGCAGAGCGAAATGATAATATTGTAGACGCTATTGACGAAGCTATCCAAGTAACTGAAGGCGAAGAAGATAAAGCAGAACTAGTAATGGCAGCTAAAGATATGGTTGACAGACTTACTGGTTGGATGGAAGACACAGCAGAAATGCAAACTGAATCTATGCTAGAACTTGCTGATGCTATTAGAGACGAAATGGGCAGTGAAGCAAGTGAAGCATTTACTGCTACAGTTAAGCCTGCACTAGAAGCAATGTACGGCGTGATGGAAACTACTCGTGTTGCACTAACAAGCGGTGTTGGACAATTAACAGGTGAAGCTGAGCCAATGGATGCTATGGGTGCAGAAGATCCAGCAATGGATCCAGACGCAGATCCAGCAATGGAACCAACTGTTGATGGTGAAGCTGATCCAGAATTAGCACCAGGCGAAGTTGGAATGCCAGATGATGGCATGGGTGCAGCTGATGCAGCCGCTGGTGGTGAAGACCTTGGTGGGCGTGAAAAGCGTGAGTCGATCCAACGTTCAAAAAAAAAGCTAAAATAGAAGAAAATGTAGACAGTACGTCTATATTCCAAATACTAGATCATCTAAAAGACACTGATAAGACTGTACTCAGCATAGAAAAACTTAATAAGTTTATGCAGAATACAGGTCGTAATCAGTTCTCCTATGATGTATTCAAAGCTGCATACGACAGCGATCCAAAAATCCAAAATATTGTAAAAAACTTTGACAAAGAAAAGATTGAACTTAAAACTTCTGAAGTTGATGATGTTGCGGATTTACCCGGAAATCCAGGTGCGCCAGGCGATCCAGTTGCAAAAATGGCATCAAACGCAAACACTCTAACTTAAAAAACTACTTGACAATCTAATACTTTGGTGTTATAATATAAGTTATACATAGGAAAAGTAATGATTGATAAACAAACTTATGATGATATAGTAGTAAACATCAAACAAGTATTAGAGGACTATGTAGCACCAGCAGTTGCTGGACACGGCGGCGTAGTAAATTATATAGATTACCAAGAAGGAGCATTAACACTTGAAATGAGTGGAGCATGCTCTGGTTGTGCAATGTCAGCTATGACTCTTAAACAAGGCATAGAAGGGATTATGCTACAAATGGTACCCGAAGTTAAATCTATAACAGGTATTGATGATCCTAATTCCGGTGTTAGTCCCTTCATGAGTGACAGCTATGATTATAACCCTAGCAGCTACTGGGATGACGATCCTAGTATTATAGCAACTGATAAAAAAGAGGATACATGAGCTTAATTATAGAGAAGTACAAGTACGAAAAACTAAAGCGTGTTGAAACAGCTGACGGCAAACGTAGATATGCAGCACCAGGTGGTCCACCTGTAGCAAGTGTAACAACTATCCTTAGCGGTACTAAAGATATGACTCACCTTATTGCTTGGAAGAAACGCATGGGTGAAAAGAAAGCACAAGAGATTGTTACTGAAGCTGCTGGTGTAGGCACACGTATGCACAAGTATCTTGAAGACTACATTGAGTTTGGCGAGTGGCCAACTCCGGGCAGTAATCCGTATGCAATTCAAGCACATGGCATGGCTGAAGTTATTCGTGACAAAGCAATGTGTGATGTAGATGAGATATGGGGCAGTGAAGTTCCGCTTTATGTTCCTGGCATCTTTGCAGGCACTACTGACTTAGTTGGTCAATACAAAGGACAGCCTTGTATAATGGACTTCAAACAGACTAACAAGCCTAAGAAGCTTGAATGGGTTGAAGATTACTTCCTCCAGCTAACAGCATATGCCCTAGGACATAACGAAGTTCATGGTACAGATATACGCGAAGGACATATCTTTATGTGTAGTCGTGCTGGAGAGTATCAACAGTTTGATGTATGGCCAGATGAATTCGATGCATGGGCTCAAGAGTGGTGGAATCGTTGCGAACAGTATTATGAGAAGCATGGGTAATTTATTAGTAGCAGGATGTTCAGTTAGCGATTATACTAATGTTGATAAAGTTTGGGGAGAATACCTAGCTGAAAAGCTTAATTTAGATTACATACACCAAGCCGCAGGTTGCGGAAGTAATTGGCGTATGTGGAGAGTAGTTGTAAATGCGGTTAAAAATAAACTTATCTCACCAAACGATCTAGTGTTTATGCAGTATACCGAATTAACTCGTAGAGAATTTTGGTCACCTTACAATAATGATCGAGTGAGGATGTACAAAAGTAATAAAAGTTGGATAAATGACCAGTATGGTAAAAACGATGGTAGTATTGTTAGATATAAGATAGATGTAGATAAATGGCATGAAGAACCTAGAGATAACACACTTTTTAAAGCATACACTAAACACGTAAACCCTGCATTTGAAAAAGAGCTATTTTTTCAACAACATTCTATGTTTGAATGTTTTATGAAGCAGAACGGATTTGATAATGTATATTTTCTTAACGTAGGCCATTATTGCCCAGAATTTTTAGAGGAACATGTAGCTTCGTTTTATAAAGATAATTTTGCTGCAATAGATGATGCACTTGCTACGCCAAATCATCTATCAGATGACGTGTATCATCTTAGCGATACTGGTCATGCTAGTTTAGCAAATCAATTAGTAACTCATTTTGGATTGGATAGATAAATGGAATTGCAGCATCTTTAGACATAAATACTTAAAATAATAGCAGGAGAATATCGTGGCTGTAGTATCCATATCAAGAATACAAATCCGTAGAGGACGCAAGAACCAAGGAGCGGGCCTCCCACAACTAGCCAGTGGCGAACTGGGCTGGGCAACTGATACGCAAGAACTATGGATAGGGAATGGTGCTGTTTCTGAAGGTGCTCCTTATGTAGGCAATACTAAAATGCTGACTGAACATGATGACTTATTTGCGTATGCCAAAACATATGCATATGCTAGTACTAGCAACAACTACCAGTCAGGAGCAAGTGTTAATACTCCTGTTCAGCGTACACTACAAGCTAGATTAGATGATAGAATTAGTATTAGAAGTTTTGGTGCAAACGGAGACGGATTAGATCAAACAGCAGCACTTCAAAGAGCTCTCGATCAACTATATCTTAATGCGGCGACAAAACTTACACCGCAGTCAAGAGTAGTATTATACATTGAACCAGGCACTTATACAATTACAAGCACTATAAGTATTCCTCCATATGCTACTATTATAGGAGCAGGAGCAGACAAAACTATTATTAATTATACTAGCACTGCTGGCCCTGCATTTACAACAGTAAATGATAGTAGTAATCCAGGATATCCAGCTGCTGATGCTACTAGTACAACACTTAACCAAGCTAGGCACATAATTTTAAGCGGTCTTACAATCCAAATCAGTCATTCTATTGAAGCATTAAATCTACAGTCATGTAGAGATAGTACATTTAAAGACTTAGTTTTAAAAGGACCTTGGGTAAGCGATGCATCAGTTGGAGTTACACATGGTATTCGTTTTGTATCATTAAGTACAGCGGTAAATTGTACAGGTAATACATTTGACCATATTGACATGAATGGATTTGCAATTGGAATAACAGCTGACTACGATATTAAAGACAATGTGTTTACTAATTGTAACATAAAGACTTGTAAAACAGGAGTTAACTTTGGTAGTTTAACTAGTTTAGGTACTAGTGGCATGCTAACAGGTCCTGTTAACAATACTATAACAGATTCAACATTTAATGATATTAGTACTCATGCTATCTTGATTGCTACAGGAACAGACAATCAAAGTAATAGTAATAAGTTTTATGATTGTGGTAATAATATGGGATCGTCTGCAACTATTGCACACTCTATTATTAAATTTACAGCTTTTAAGAATTCTTCAGATAATGATTGGTTTAAAAGAACAGAAGAACTATCGTATGATCCGACCTACGCTGTTAATATCCCGTATGTTCCAGAGATTGAAGGTTCTTCAATAACAGAAATTGGAACAACTTACAACTTAGCAATTACACAATACGGTGAATTTTCAAAACTATTTAGATTACCTGCTAATGAAAAAAGAGCATATGAAATTGATTACGTTTATAAGAGTAGTGCAGTAAATGCAACTCGAAGCGGAAAAATGGAAGTGTTAGTTAATCCAACACTAAATCTTGTTTCATTTACAGACGAGTACGATTACATTGGTGATGTAAACTTAGCATACAATCTAAAGTTCCAAGCTCAAAATTATGATGAGAATTCCAACTCTTCGGTTGACACAGTGGCCATTATGGTGTTAAACTCTACTAGTAGCGATAACGCAGTGTTTACTTACAAGGTGAAACTTAAATCATAATGGCGGGAAATGTTCGATAAAACTTACGAGGATAGACTAGCAGTTTGGGCTGAATTTAGATCAACACTTGAAGATTCAGATGACCCGATTAAAGATGCTATAGATTTCTTTGATAAAGCTCCCTTAGTTAATATACAGACAGACCCATATACATCTAGTACGTGGCCTGATCCTTGGGAACTAATTAAGGAAAATATTTATTGCCCCTTCGTTAAGATTCTTGCAATTTGTTACACCTTGCAGTTAACCGATGTTTTATCCAAGGTTAATTATGAGATACATATAACACACGACCAGAACAAGTCGTCAACATATTACTTACTTTATGTTGGAGATCGTGTCATAGGCTTTGAAGAGAGTATGCATGTCCACAGAAATGAAATTCCAAACAGCATTGTTTCGCATCATGAGTATCCAATGCTACCCCTACACTAAATATTACAAATAATAGGAGAGAAAATGAGTAACGGTATTATGATCGTCAAACGTGATGGCGCCAAAGAAAATTTAAACATCGATAAAATCCACTTTGTAGTAGAAGAAGCATGTAAGAACCTTGCTGGTACTAGTTCAAGTCAGATTGAAATGAATGCAAACTTACAGTTTTATGATGGTATGACTACTGAAGAAATCCAAGAAATCTTAATACGGAGTGCAAACGATCTTATCTCATTAGAAGCTCCTAATTATCAAACTGCTGCTGCTAGACTATTAAGCTATAGTGTAAACAAACAAGTATTTGGCGAATTTAAAGCTATACCATTGAAAGAAATGATCGATATTAATATTGAACGTGGCGTTTATGATCCTGAATTTTTAAACTATTATACTGACGAAGAAATTGCAAAGCTAGATAGTTTTATTTGTCATACACGGGACGAAGTCTTTACCTATGCTGGCATGCGTCAAGTAGTTGACAAGTATCTATGCCAAGACAGAAGTAACAATCAATTGTTTGAAACTCCGCAAATTATGTATATGATGATTGCTGCAACACTATTTTCGCAGTATCCTAAAGAAACTCGTTTGCAGTATGTTAGAAGATACTATAACGCAACATCGCTTTTCAAAATTAATATCCCAACACCAGTTATGGCAGGTGTTAGAACACCAGTTAGACAGTTTGCATCTTGTGTCCTTGTTGATAGTGCTGATACACTTGATAGCATTTTTGCATCTGATATGGCTATTGGACGCTACACTGCACAAAGAGCAGGCATTGGTATTAACGCAGGAAGAATTAGAGGCGTCAATGCAAAAATTAGAGGCGGCGAAGTAGCTCATACAGGGATCATTCCGTTCCTAAAAAAGTTCGAAAGCACAGTACGTTGTTGTACACAAAATGGAGTACGTGGTGGTTCAGCTACTACACATTTTCCTTTTTGGCATCAAGAGATTGAAGACATCCTTGTACTAAAAAATAATAAAGGTACAGAGGATAATAGAGTTCGTAAGCTAGACTATTCAATTCAGTTAAACAAAACAATGTATGAAAGATTGTTATCCGGCGGAGACATTACTTTATTCTCACCGCACGAAGTTCCGGGCTTGTACGAAGCTTATTTTGGTGATGCTGATGAATTTAAAGAACTATATGAAAAGTACGAACGTGCAACTAGTATTAAGAAAAAGAAAGTATCAGCAATGGACTTGTTCTCAGCACTAATTAAAGAACGTGCAGAAACAGGCCGCATTTATATTATGAATGTTGATCACTGTAATACACATAGCTCGTTCAAAGATAAAGTTTATATGAGCAACTTGTGTCAAGAGATTACATTACCTACTAAGCCATTAGAACACATTGATGACGCCGAAGGTGAAATTGCTTTGTGTATCCTTTCAGCAATTAACGTAGGTACGCTTAAAGATCTAAACGAGTTAGATGAATTATGTGAGCTAGCAGTTAGAGCATTAGAAGAAATTATTGATTACCAAAACTATCCAATCCTAGCTGCTGAAAAGTCAACAAAGGCTAGACGTTCATTAGGTATTGGGTATATTGGATTAGCACATTATCTAGCTAGCAATCATGTCAAGTACGAAGACAAAGAAGCTTGGCAACTAGTACATAACTTAACAGAAGCTTTTCAATATTACTTACTTAAAGCAAGTAACAAGCTTGCACAAGAGCGTGGCGCTTGCGACTACTTCCACCGTACTAAATACAGTGACGGCATATTGCCAATTGACACTTATAAAAAAGAAGTAGATAACATAGTTGATGGGGAGTTAAAATATGATTGGGATAGTTTACGGAATGATATCGTCGAACATGGCCTCAGGCACAGCACTCTGTCAGCACAGATGCCTTCAGAGAGCTCGTCCGTTGTGTCAAACGCCACAAACGGAATTGAACCACCTAGAGGATACTTGTCCGTTAAGAAAAGCAAAAAAGGGCCTCTTAAGCAGATTGTTCCGCAGTATCAAAAACTAAAGAATCAATACACACTGCTATGGGATATGCCTAGTAACGAAGGTTATGTTAACATTGTAGCAGTAATGCAAAAGTTCTTTGATCAAGCAATAAGCGGTAATTGGTCATACAACCCAACGCAGTTTCCTAACAATGAAGTTCCAATGAGTGTTATGATGAAAGACTTGTTGACTACATATAAAATGGGGTGGAAGACAAGTTACTATCAGAACACGTATGATTACAAAACAGACCCTAGTGAACTAGAAGATGAAGTTGTAGAAACATTACCTGAGCTGCAAAGTGCGTTGTACGATACAGAAGAAGAGTGTGAGGCATGCAACATTTAAGGTTGACAATAGAGTAAATATAGTATATACTATAAAAGTAAGACAACTAATGAGAGAGTAGCGGGCAATGGCCAAGACAGTTTTTAACCAAGCAAAAGTAGACTTCACCAAACAGAATATGTTCTTTGGTGAAGATATGAACACACAGCGATACGACACATTTAGACACCCTGTGTTTGATAAACTAAATCAAACAATGCTTGGTTATTTTTGGCGTCCTGAAGAAGTAAGTTTACAGAAAGATCGTGCAGACTTTCAAAACTTCCGTCCTGAACAAAAACATATTTTTACAAGTAATTTAAAATACCAAACACTACTTGACAGTGTCCAAGGACGTGGTCCATGCCTAGCATTTTTGCCGCATGTTTCAATTCCTGAACTAGAAGGCTGTATTGTTACTTGGGACTTCTTTGAAACAATTCACTCACGTAGCTATACACACATTATGAAGAACGTGTATGCTGATCCTTCAGAAGTGTTTGATACTATCTTAGATGATGACAAGATTATTGCGCGAGCAGTAAGTGTAACTAAAAACTATGATGCATTTACAGAAGCTGCAGACAACTGGACACATCACAAAAAAGGTAGCATGCGAGAAGTTAAGAAAAAGCTTTACCTTGCAATGCAAAACGTAAACATTCTTGAAGGCTTACGATTCTATGTTAGCTTTGCATGTACATTTGCGTTCGGTGAACTAAAGCTAATGGAAGGTAGTGCTAAGATTATTAGTCTTATCGCTAGAGATGAATCACAACACTTAGCACTTAGCACACATGTATTAAAACTTTGGGCTCAAGGCAAAGACGATCCAGAAATGGTTGAAATTGCTAAAGAATGCCAAGAAGAAGTACTAGACATGTGGCGTGATTGTGTTGCAGAAGAAAAAGATTGGGCCAAGTATCTATTTAAAGATGGATCAATGATTGGACTTAACGAAACACTGCTACATAGGTATGTAGAGTATATTGCTAATCGCAGGCTTAAAGCATTAGGTATGCCGCTTATATTTGATCAACCAACTACACAAAATCCGCTACCGTGGACACAACATTGGTTGAGTAGTTCAGGCCTACAAGTTGCACCACAAGAAACAGAAGTTGAATCTTATGTTATTGGTGGCATCAAACAAGACGTAGACCAAAGCTCACTAACAGGATTTTCATTATGAGGCCACTTGTAGAAGTATTATCAAAACCGTTATGCCCGTATTGCGATAAAGCAAAGGCGTTGCTGACAAGCTTGAATATTCCTTTTACAACTAGGACACTCGGTGAAGACCTTACAAAAGAAGAGTTGATGGAGATTTCTCCGTCAGCTCGTACTATGCCTCAAATTATTATCAACAGCGAAGTAATAGGCGGTTACGATCAGTTAAATACATATATAGAAAATACAGGATTTAACGGAACAGGGTGGAGTTTATAAATGGCATTATTAGAAACAAGCGTCGAAGCAAATCATATTATAACAATTAGAACAGTTCAAGGATTTGAAATTGTTGGAAAATTTGTATCAGAGTCAGCGGCAGGAATTAAGGTTAACAAACCTTTATTAGTTGCAGGTATAACATCAGGAGCAGAGTCGGGTGTTACAAAGGCGCTCTGGGGCAAATTAGGAGATACATTTGCTACGCTAGGCAATGTTGAAATTAACAGTGTAAATATTTTAATGGCAGGAGCAACACACTCTTCCATAGCGAGCCAGTATACGACCGCGGTAAGCTAGTATGACTGGCATTAACGTAACTCCTACAACTCCTAATACTACAGATTCAGGACATCCTGGCAACAGTATGACACATACTGCCGTTGATGCCCACGAGGGATCAACAGTTACTTCTAATGCCGATGAACATTCACATGTACATTTTGACGATGGATACAAACTACACTTTGGTGAAATAGCTAGCTTATTTGAAGATATTCAAGCTGACATACGTATTATAACTGATAGGGCTACTACACAAACTAAAGGATTATATCAAAGAGATGCAGATACTATTGCACCTAACGCTGGCAACATTACTGCACAAGCGGCACTAGAAGCAAATCTTGATGCCGCTGGCGTTCTTGATCAACTAAACGCTGAACTAGCTAGACCAACTAATTTTGCTGACACAACTAGTGAAAACTATGCTACTGTACAAGGTGGCGGAACATCTGGTAACTTTGTAGGAAGTAACCAATCTGAAAGACCAGCAGGTTATGGCGGAGCCAGTACAGTTATTGTACAAAATGACGATGGTACTACTACTGCACAAAGAACGAATGATACTTCGCTGGCACAGTTAGAAGCAGCAGGACTAGCTACAACAGGATCAGCTACTGGCAATGTTAAATATGGTAACCAAGGTAAGATACGTAATCGACCAATACAACAAGCATTAATGGACATTTTAATAGCAGGAGCATCAACTGCAAGTGTCGATGTATTAATTACAAGTGGAGGCCAAATGGCTGCTAAAGATGGCGGAGTTGATGGGCGAACACGAACAGGATCAAATAGACACGATAACGGATACGCAGCTGACATTGTAATTTACAAAGACGGATTTGATGGCAGAGAGTTGTCGAGCAGAAATTCAGATGACTTATCTATTATGGTTGCATTTATGAAGGCAGCTAAAGCCGCAGGTGCTACAGCAATTGGCCAAGGTAACAAGTATATGGGCGACACTGGCATACATGTAGATATTGCACTAACAGGTCAGAGTGCAGGACAACTAACAAAAATTAGCACATCTTCGTTCTGGGGTGGCAAAGGTGCAAAAAGAGCTCTTGCTCCAGCATACTTAAAAGATATAATGGTGGCATAATGGCAGTTCGTTTTACACATACTGATTACACAGCAGAACTTAATAGAATCATTACAGCTATGACAGGTATACGCGATGATGTTAGACTACTAAGAAAGACAATTGAAGATCCAGAACAGGGTGTTACAACTAGTCCTGTAATGAATGATATACAAAAAGCGTTAATGGCAATTGCGTTAAGTAATGACGGTGCTGGAAATGCTGAAGTAGTACGTAAAAAAGTAATAGCAGGTGCAGGGTCATCTCTTAATGCAGGCGCAGGAGCAACATCAGTTGGCACTAGTCAAGAAAATGTTGCAAAGATTGTTCAAGGTGCTCCACCTAAACCAACAGCAATTGATCCAAGTATAGGTGATAAACGTTGGCCAGCTGAACGTGCTGCAGGTTCTATGGCGTTACCTAATGCTACAGCTAATTCAGACTTAGTTAATCCTGCTACAGGAGAAGTTAAAGGTGTAGGAAGAGCTGCACAAGTAACAGCATACACTGGAGCATCTACGCCAGAACCAGCAACAGGTGCACCAGTAGTTAATGCTGCACAAACAGAACGTAATAGAATACTAGTTGCACTGGGCCAAGAAATAACAGCAACACAAACATTAATTAGAGTAGCAGGTCAATACTATTTTGAAGCAGATCCAACTGATGGTGTAGATGATGGACTGAGTGGAGTTGTTCCACAAGTAACAAAATTTGCATTAGGTGCTCAGTTAGGCTATCAATCTAAATTAGGTGGCGGTGATGATGCTGACTTTGGACACGATGCTAGGTCAAGTCTAGGGAGTGTACAGTAATGCCAAAAATCCATAGAGTAGGAGACTTTGATACTGCTAGTAACATGTCAAGTACTGGATCAGAAAATGTATTTGCTAATGGCGGTCCAACATTGGGCGGGTCTATTGCAGAAGTATTTGACTTACCGGATGCCGTTGGTATATCAGACAGAGCAGCAAGAGGCATATTATCAGATAGATCGGATGAAATCAATAGAGGCGAAATTGATCCGGACGAAAACGAAGCATTAGAGCAATTCGATTCTGCTAGCGGAAAAGGAACTAATCCAGTTGATGGCTCAACAGATATAATTGGAGCACCTGGATCACCAGCAGGCGGAACTAGCGGAGGCTTTGAATCCTCAGGAGCAGAAGACTCCGTAACTACTCCGTTTAATAACACTACTCCAATATCAGATTGGCTACTACCAGAGCCACAAGTTAATATGAATGTACTACCTGATACATTTAATAAAGCAGTAAAATTAGCTAAGTCATTAGGCCGGCCGTTGCGTATTAATAGTGCATACAGACCTCCAGAATATAATTCAAAAATTGGTGGGGCCAAAAAAAGCAAGCATATGTCTAAACAAGCAATAGACATACGCTGGCCTGAAGGTGACTTTAGTAGTCGAATTACATTCATCCAGCTAGTAATTGAAGCTGGCTTTACTGGTATTGGATGTTACAACAGTTTCATACATGTTGACACAGCTACTAAGCGTTGTTGGGGTCCTAGCGGCGGCAGAGCAAGCATGTACCAACAATATGTGGCTGTTTTATCCAAAAATGGCTATACTGTCGGTTGACAACTATCATTATTGATGTTATAATAGTATTATAAACTAAAATAAAGATAGGCAAATATGACAAAACAGGCAGCAAAAATCATCCTAACAGACGCAGACGGTGTACTTCTTAATTGGGAGTATGCATTTACATGCTGGATGGATCAACAAGGTTATCAAGAACAACCTGGAGCAAATTACGAGTATAATATTGCCAAACGGTTTAATGTTGAATCTAACAACAAAGGGCACAAGCTGGTTAAACAGTTTAATGAAAGTGCTGCAATGGGATTCTTACCCGCTTTACGTGATAGCGTACATTACGTAAAGAAACTACACGAAGAACATGGATATGAGTTCCATTGTATTACATCAATGAGTACAGATGCGTATGCATTTAAACTTCGCAGAATGAATTTGGAAAAGCTTTTTGGACCATCAGCTTTTACAAAACTAGTTTGTTTAGCAACAGGTGCACCAAAAGATGATGCACTTGCTGAATACAAAAATTCTAACTACTTCTGGATTGAAGATAAGTTAGAGAACGCAGAGGCAGGCCTTAAGCAGGGCTTGCGTCCAATATTGGTCGAACATGGCCACAATATGAATGAAGAGCTTGAAGACGGCATACATAAAGTAGTAGATTGGAAAAATCTTTATTCTTACATAACAGGAGAAAATATATGAGTGAATTATCACAACACGATCAGATTGTACAAGCGTTTAATCAATACCTAACAGAAGCTGAAACTTTTGATTCAAAAGGTGTTAAGGCCGCAGCTGCAAGAGCCCGTAAGGCACTTGGAGATCTAGGTAAGTTGTCTAAGTCAAGACGTGCAGAGATTCAAGACAAAAAGAACGATATGTAATGTCGGGACAGCGAAAATGGTTAAGAACGTGGGCCCGTGTATGCGGAATGCCAATTGGTATGACAGATACTGATCAGCCTGCTTTTTTACCAATTTCGCAAAAAAGTGTACTACGTGCATTACTGGCCCGAACTTTTTGGATCGTCTTGCACGTAGTTACATGTTTTTCAATTATTGCCGGTAACGGCAGAAACTTAGGATTCTGGTAGGAGGATACATGTTTAAAAGACTAATAACAATAGCAACAATAACAATAGCAGTTTTAGTAGCTGTACCCGCTAATGCAGACCACCGTAATAAACATTCCTATAACAATCATTATAACAATAATGGTTATTATAATAATCATCGTGGTAACAATAATCGTTGGCACCAGCCTCGTAGGCAAAATCACAGACAGTTTAATGGATACTACAACAGTCGTAATAACGATTTAGCTGGTATCATAATAGGCGGCGTTATTCTAAACGAACTGTTTAGAAATAATCGCAGACGACATGTTCAACAATGCTATGATGTTAGAAATTACTATATCGATCATTATGGTAACAGAGTTGAATATTTTCAACGACAATGTAACTAATCTCACAAAGGAGAAGAAATATGTTTATTGGAGCAGTAATGCTAATTGGTGGAATGTTCTTTGCAGACAATGCAGAGTTTTTTGCAGAAGCACACAAGGGAGAACAAGCAGGCAAAACTTGGCAATGGGTTGGACCAGAAACACGTAACCCTGCTGAACTTGCTATTCCGTTGATTAACGAAGAAACTGGTAAAGAAACTATCTTGTTTAGATTAACAGATTAGAATAATGAATGCCTACCCGTTCTTTTACTTTTACGATTTAGAATTTAATGCTAGTAAGATACTAGAGTTTGTTAATTCTATGCCAAACAAAGAATGGCTAGGCCCTCACATTGGTAACTATGATTCAGAAATAAAAATTACACCAAAATTAGCAGACGGTAGTCTTTGGACTGCTAATAGTAAAGGTACAGACTTTACCAAGTGTGAAGAAATAAACAAAATTGCACAATACTTTACTCCCGTAGGAAGAAGATTCTATAGAGGAATGATGATTAAAAAAAGTAGAAAGGATTTTAGAGCTCCTTTCCATCCTTTGATGCAAAATTTACCGTATGATAAAAAACATGGTATACAACGAACATTTGATATTATAGTGCCAATACAAGGAGGATTTAAAGAAAGTCCGCTTGAAGCATTAGATACAAAAACTAATAAACACTATTCACTGGTACCAAAAGGATTGGCCTTTATGGTTCCTAGCGATCCTAGTTGGCATTACAGTTGGTGTGAAACTGTAGATGATTATAGATACGCCCTTCATCTAAGAGGAGTAATGCCTGTAAAGCATGAAATGATGAAAGGGTACTATCATAAAAATGTATGACTATTTTATTGAACTTCCAGACTTTGTATACGATAAAGAAGGATTATTTCTTTACCAACATCATGTTACTATGTGGAAGCCTAACGTTCATTTTGCAAAAGCAGGGCTAGACACTGGTAAAGAGAACAGCTGGTTTGATTACTACCCGAACAAAGATTTAACTATACTTCAAGAAATATCATCTATAATTAATTTAGATCTAAATAGCAAACCTTATAAATTTACAAAACATTTAGCAGGTGGAATACTGCCGTGGCACCTTGACCCGCAAAGACAATGCGTTCTTATGATTCCATTAACAGATAGTCCAGAAGGATTACAATGGATAAATGGTAAAGGTGAAGTTATTGCTGATCATGTGTATACATGCCCAACAGTTATTAATGCAAAGGTCATGCATGGATGTCCGTTAATTACTAAAGATAGAATATTTTTACAAGTTGATATTCCATGTTCGTGGGACGATCTAAAACAGGACTATAAATATATTTTTAACGTGCCGGTGTAGCTCAGTTGGTAGAGCAACTGATTTGTAATCAGTAGGTCACGAGTTCGAATCTTGTCACCGGCACCACTGAAACATGAGAAAGAATATTAATGCTAACTAAAACAAACTTACAGTTCTTTTTTCCAACAGTGATTGGACACTCGTATGAGAAGATCCTCGCTGCCAAGACACTTCCTGCTGTAAAGACTGCTCTTGCTAACGAAAGCTTACTTACAAATCAATGGGGCTATAAAAATACTTATACTACAAACCAAGGGCTTGAAGTGTTACCGGAGTTCAAAGAAGTAACAGAATTTATAGAAGCTAAAAGTTACGATTATTTACAGACAATAGGGTATGAGCCCAAACAAAAACTATCTGTGAATATATTTGTTAGCGGCATGGAAGAGAATGATTATCACGATAGGCATTGCCATCCTGGAGCAATCTTGTCTGGAGTGTTTTATTTAGAATGTCCAGAAGGATCAGCTGATATTTTATTCTATGATCCAAGAAACTTTCGTGACTCGAGATCCACACTAAGACAAGTTGGCGACAGTGAAATTACATCTGATTCGGCTAAATTTCCTCCAACAGATGGATTATTTTTAATTTGGGAATCTTGGATTCATCATCAAGTTCCTCATAATAAATCTAAAACACCTAGAATTACTTTGGTGTTTAATATAGGCTAAATACGTTATGACAAGCATATCACATATTACTAGACACAATGATATTACGTATTCTAATCCAAAAGTAGTAGTACAGCCGACTGAAAAGGTTGAAGAAGCAAAAAGAATACAAGAACATGTTAGAGCAACGGTTGTGCGAGATAAGTTAAGATTAACCCAGTACTATGATAAACTATATGATCTTAAAATATATAATAGACATAAGCAAATGGTAGACATGCAGTCAAGAGCTGGACAGATACTAGACGTAGAAGTAAAATAACTTAAAATTTACACATACCAACCGTAGTAGGCGTACATTTACGCTAAATATACACATATAATACACTATAGGATGCAATTATGGCATATTCAGATAAAGTGTTAGACCATTACGAAAACCCCCGTAATGTAGGTAAGTGGGATCCCGCTAAGAATATTGGCACTGGAATGGTCGGTGCTCCGGCATGCGGAGATGTGATGCGTTTACAAATTAAAGTAGGCGATGATGGCATTGTAGAAGACGCATGTTTTAAAACATACGGTTGTGGAAGTGCTATTGCAAGCAGTAGCTTAGTAACTGAAATGATTAAGGGAATGACACTGGATGAAGCAGATCTGATAAAGAATACAGACCTAGCACATGAACTTGCATTACCTCCTGTTAAGATACATTGCTCAGTACTAGCTGAAGATGCAATTAAAGCAGCAATTGCAGATTATAGAGTCCAAAATAAAGGTTGACTTCTCTTGTAAACGAAGTTATAATGTATACATAATGAAGCTAAGAGAATAGTTTCGTTTAGAATACGGAGTTAACAACTCCACTTTATTAACTTTAACGGAGAAAATATATATGGCTTTTACAACCATTAAGACAAACCAAAAGACCTTTCTAGAAACATACCTACGCGGTACTGGCAAAACTTTAACTTCTGCAGATGCAGCAGCACGTTTTGGCATTCAGAAGCTTTCCGCTCGAA